AGGGCATCTTAAAGAACACCGGCGCAGACTTGCCACCTGCAGAAGTTTCAGGACTTCTAGCCGCATGGAAGCGCAGCCGCCAAAATAACTCGACTGCATATCTCACTAGCACACTAGAGTTCCAGTCAACACAGTTCTCGCCTAAAGACATGATGTACAACGAAGCGATTCAGAACAGCGCCACCGAAATAGCCAGATTATGCGGCGTTCCCCCATATTATTTGTCAGCTGACCAGAACAACACAATGACCTATGCAAATGTCCAAGACGAACGCAGACAGTTCATCTGGATGATTCAGCCTTACATCAGTGCGATTGAATCCAGACTCAGCATGAATGACGTTTCAACTTCTGGACACTATGTCAAGTTCTCAGTAGATGACACATTCTTACGCACTAACCCAATGGATCGCTTGCTAGTAATCGAGAAGATGCTTGCACTTGGTCTTATCACTACAGAGCAAGCCATGGAAATGGAAGATCTATCTCCTAACGGAAGCGAAATGGAATAATGACAACTCTATACATCGAAGCATCGTCAATCGAGTGCTCAGAAGAGCGCAGAGAAATCTCAGGCAAGATTGTTCCAATGGGAACAGGTGAAGTTGGAAATACTAACCTTGGAGCTTATGTCTTTGAAGCTGGATCTATTGAGATTTCAGATCCATCAAAGATTCGTCTCCTAAGTCAGCATGACATGAAGAAGCCAGTAGGTCGCATGGTCAGCGCAGAAGAGCGCGAAGGTGGACTTTACGCCACATTTAAATTAAGTCGTAGCACAGGTGGCAACGATGCCATGATTATGGCAAGCGAAGGGTTGGTTACAGGATTGAGCATTGGCGCAGACATTAAGGCTTCAAAGCCTTCACGCGATGGATACACAGTAGTTACAGCTGCTTCTTTAAAAGAAGTCAGCCTTGTCACAGAAGCTGCATTCAAATCAGCAGCGATCACAGAGATTCGTGCATCGGAAGAAACAGATGCAGCGAAAGAAACAATCGAAATTGCTATTCAGCAACTAGAGCAAGCTCCAGAAGAAACAGGAGCACTTGAAACTCTCCTTAACATTGTTAAAGATGTTATCGATGAAACAACCCAACCAACAGAAAGCGAGACAGCTGTGGAGAACACTCCAGAGACAGTTGCAGCACCAGTAGAGGCAGCAGCGGTTGAAGCTGCTCGTCCAACTGTTACTGCTATGTATTACACAAACCCTCGAATCGATCTATCTAACGAGGCTTTTCTAGAGAACGCAGTACGCGCACAATTCGGTGATGAGAATGCTCGTCAATACCTACGCGCTGCATCAGATACAACAACAACTGAGGTAGCAGGTTTAGTGCCTACTCGTCAGCTAACAGAAATCATCAACAACAAGAGCACTTCAGGTCGCCCTTCAATTGATGCGATTTCTGCGGGAACTTTGCCAGACGCAGGATTTAAATTCCAGATCCCTCGCGTCAAGGCTGTCCCAACTGTTGCAGAGGCAGCAGAGACAGCAGCATTCTCAGATACTCAGGTTGAAATTGAGTATTTGGATGTGGATGTCAAGAAGTACGCGGGAATGCAGCTATTCGATGTAGAGGTTTTAGATCGTACATCTCCAGCATTCTTCGCAGAGCTACAGTCACTAATGGCAGATGCTTACGCAAAGGCAACAAATGTTGCAGTTCGTACAGCAATCCAGACAGGTGCTTCAGCAGACGGAACAGCAATCACACTTCCTTGGGATGGTGCTGAAATGGCTGGCTTTATTGCTCGCGCTTCAGACTCTATCTACACAAACACACTTCGCTTTGCACAAAGCGTAATTGTTTCACCTACACAGTGGTCAAACATCATGGGAATGGTGGACGGACAAAACCGCCCTCTATTTATCGCATCACAGCCACAGAACGCAGCAGGTTCAGTATCACAGAGCCTACGCGGATCGCTACTAGGCTTGGATCTTTATGTCGATTACTCTCTAACAGGTGTAGCAGACGGATCAATCGTTGTCGTAAACCGCGACTCATACACATGGTACGAGTCACCACGCCTACAGCTACGCGCTGACAAGGTTGGTACAGGTCAGGTTGAAGTTGGTTACTACGGCTATGGCGCAATCGCCACTAAGGCTGCTGCTGGCGCGTTCAAGTTCAATAACGCTGCATAAGCAAGCCCACTAAGTACGCTCTAGGGGGTCAGTAGCCCTCTGACTCCCTAGAGTCTTTAGAAAGGAAAAGGAATGGCATTAACGACAGTCAGCGAATTACGCTCCACACTCGGAGTGGGTACGCTGTATCCAGATGCCACCTTGCAGGAAGTGTGCGATGCTACAGATGCAGTCCTACTTCCTATGCTATGGGCTAACACAGAATTTTCTATTGGTCACTCTAATGTTGGCACAGTAGGCACAATGTATTTTGATAAAAATGTTGAAATGACCTACTACATTGGTCAGAGCGTTGTCATCACAGGCGCAGGTTCACATTTTAACGGCAACAAAACTATTACAAGCGTTCATGGTCGCACATTCACTGTTACTACTAACCATGTAGCTGATACTCCTTACCATCCTTTTAATCCTTTTGCTACAGTTGCAGCTTCTACTTATGTTGATTGGTCAGAAGATAAAGCAATTCAGCAAGCAGCACTCATGATATCTGTCGAGATCTGGCAAGCGCGCACCGCCACATTAAGCGGCTCAAACGCTGTCGATTTCCAGCCAAGCCCTTACCGAATGAGCGCACAGCTTCTCGCTAAGGTGCGAGGATTGATCGCTCATGCACTAAGCCCTAATTCGATGGTGGGATAATGACTGTTGCCATCACTACTCTTCGCACCACATTAGCAACTGCCCTAGTAGATAATTCAAAATGGCAGACTTTTGCATTCCCACCAAGCGTGGTATTAGCGAACAGCGTGATCGTGTCTCCAGATGATCCTTATCTAACACCTAACAACAACAGCCAGATTTCTATTAGCCCTTTGGCTAACTTTAAGATCATCATGACAGTGCCACTTTTTGACAATGAGGGAAACCTTAACGGAATTGAAGATACTGTTGTTGGCGTGTTCGCTAAGTTAGCAGCATCATCTCTCGTCTATAATGTAAGCGAAATAAGCGCACCAAGTATTCTTAATGCTGCAAGCGGGGAACTGCTCAGCTGCGAGATGTCCGTATCAATCCTAACAAGTTGGAGCTAACCATGACCGAATTGGAACAATGGGAAAAAGAGAACGAAGCATTCCTGATCAAAATCGGTCAGGTAAAGCCAGTGGCTGCAAAGCCAGTAACTAAGAAAGAAGAGGAATAACCAAATGGCAGTTTATCTATCAAATGGCGTGAGTGTAACTGTGGATTCGGTTGATCTCTCATCGCTAGTGAGCTCATGTACCATTAACCGATCATTCGATGAATTGGATGTCACTTCAATGGGCGATAGCGGAGCGCGAGCTGTAAAAGGCTTGGAGCGTTCAAGCGTAACAATCGACTTTTTCAATGACCCAGACACAAACAAGACACTACAGAAGTTGAACTCTACATGGGGAACATCTGTAACTGTAGTAATCAAGCAGACAACAGCAGCAGTTGGACCAACAAATCCTTCTTACACAATGTCATGCTTAATCAACAACATCACTCCTGTAAATGGAGCAGTTGGAGATCTATCAACACAGTCAGTAACATGGAATGTAAACGGAACTATTGCAGTAGCATCTGCATAATCAACTAACAAAGGGGCAAAACCATGGCAAAACTAAAGATCGTCCGTACCGATGGAAGTGTGTTAGAAGGCGAGATCTCACCTGCGGTTGAGTTCGAGTTCGAACAGCATGCAAAGATGGGCTTTCACAAAGCCTTTCGTGAAATGGAACGGCAGCAAGATGTATATTTTTTGGCGTGGGTAATTACTCGTAGAACAGCAGGTGAAACTGTTAAGCCTTTCGGGATTGAGTTTATCGAAACACTTAAAAGTGTTGAGGTACTAGACTCAGACCCTTTAGCTTAAAGCGCGATCTCCCATTCACCTATCTAATCGCTAGGCTAAGCATTAGGTTGGGAATCGCGCCACAGCAATTGTTGGAGTTAGACAAGATCATGCTCGATGCACTAGTGCAAGGGCTCAAAGATGAAGCGAAGGAGATAGCCGATGCCAGTAGAGTTCAAAGGCGTAGATAATCTCCGCAAAGCTATGAAGAGCTACGCTCCAGATCTTGACAAAGCTTTAAAGAAGGAATTGACAGCATTGGCAAAGCCTGTGGTTAATAAGGCTAGAGGCTTTGCCCCTGCTTCTGCTCCTTTAAGTAATTGGGGCAGAGAAGGTGGCAAGTTCCCTTCCTATAATGGCGCACTTGTTAAGCGTGGTATTCGCTTCTCAACAGCTCGCGCAAAGAACAGCAGAGGATTTTCATCTAGCGTTCGCATTGTGAACTCAACAGCAGCAGGTGCTATCTACGAAACTGCTGGTCGTAAGAATCCTTTTGGTCAGCCTTGGGTAGGTCCTAAAGGTCCAGCAGGTAAAAAGTATTCTCACTCTATTAACAAATATGCAGGGCGTGACTTCATCGCTTCCATGGGTGGTCAGATGAAAGGCAGAGGCGAGGATCGTGGTCGCTTGATCTATCGCGCTTGGGCAGAAGATGAAGGCAAGACTCAGGATGCCATGATCAAAGCAGTCCTTAGAGCAGATGCAGATTTCCAGAAAAAGACTGGTGGCTATGTCACTCGCGCAATTAGGAAGGCATAATAATGGCTGCTCAGTCAAACATTGACATTAAAATTATTGCCGAGTTCATCGGTAAAAACGCTTTCAAGCAAGCAGATTCTGCTGCTAATAAACTTAACAAAACTGTAAAGTCATTAGGTCAATCCTTTGGATTAGCCTTTGGTGGAGCTGCCCTTGGTTATGCAATTAAGTCCACTATTAAAGACTTTGCAGATGCAGAGCGTGAGGCAGTCAATCTAACTAACACTGTTAAGAATCTTGGTCTTGCCTTTGATGCTCCACAGGTTACAGCCTATGTAGAGCAGATTGGTAAGCTCTATGGAGTTACAGGCGATCAAGCAGTTCCAGCCTTGCAAGCACTTCTGTCTGCAACAGGATCTGTATCTAAATCTACAGCAATCTTTAACACTGCTTTGGATCTTGCTGCTTCTCGTTCAGCCGATGTTGGAGAAGTTGCCAAAGATCTTGCTAAGGCTTATGTAGGAAATACTAAAGCCCTTAACCAATACGATCTAGGTTTAACTAAAGCTGAATTATCATCCAAGACTTTTGAAGAGATCATGGATGTTATTGGCAGCAAGACCATGGGCGCAGCAGATGAAGCAGCTCAGAGTCTCAGTGGTCAATTAGCAATCCTTTCAGAAGTAACCAACCAAGCTAAAGAGCGTATTGGTGGAGGACTATTTGAAGCTCTAGGTGGTGTTGCTGGACCGAATGGCGCAGGTGGCGCAGCTAAGAACATTGAGAATCTTTCGATGAAACTTACCGATGCAATCACTGGCTTTGGTTACTTGGTGCAAGAAATAAAGATCGCTGCGACTATTCTTGAAGCTGCAGGTGTAAAAGTAGGTCTTGCATGGGCTCCATGGTTTACAGCAATTGGAGTTGCAGCCCTAGCCATTGGTGCTATTGGCAATGCCATGAAGAAGAACACACCACAGATAGCAGTCAATACAGGGAAACTCTTTTTTCCTGGGGCTGGCGATGGCGGGTATGCAGAGCGCGAGAAGGCTCGTAAGAAGGCAGAGCAGGAAGCAATTGCTCGCAATAAGCAACTAGCTAAGTTTATTAAAGATCAAGCTAAGTCAGCAGCTGATCTTGTTAAGCAAAGAAGATTACAGAACGCAATTGATAAGTCTAACCTTGCTCTTGGCAAAGGTGAAGGGATCTTCGACCTGGACAAGATCCAGATCGCAGCAGCTCTGACTAATCAAGCTGAGCAATTAGGCAAGG